CCCATTTCCCGCAGCGCGCGAAAAAATGAGATTTTCGAAAAAGTTTCAAATTTCCCGCGTATATGCGCCATTCTAAACGATTTTTATAAAACCTATCGACCAATGGGAAGGGGGCGGAAATAAAAATGGATATGAAAGGCACACAGAGCGAGCGGGAAAAGGCATTGCGGGCAATCTTTGAGGGCATCGACGATGATATGCGCACACTGATAGGCCCAACCGTCGAAAATGTGCTATACATCGAAGCGGAAATGGAGCAATTGGCGAAGCTGCCGAAAATCCAGGTACACCCAACCGACCCGACCCGGCAACGGGCCACGCCTGCCGCAAAGCTGTACAAGGAATTTTTGCAACAGCATACCAATTGTATCAAGCTTCTTTCCTCAATCCTGGGCAAACAAGTGGGCGAAGAAGAAAGCCCGCTGCGCCAATGGCTGGAAGAAAGAAGGAAACAGCATGGCGGGGCGTGACGATCTTTACCTGGTGCAATATCGGGAGGCCATCCGCCGCGGGGAGATCATAGCGGGGCAAGAACTGATAATGGAGCTTGACCGGCTTATCATCGACCTGGACAACCCGCGCTATATCTACGACACCACGGACGCGCGCGAGCGCATGGAATTTATGGAAGGCTGTATCCGCCTTACAAAATCCCCTTTCTATGGCAAACCCATGGTTTTGATGCTATGGCAAAAGGCCTTTATAGAAGTGGTGTATTCCTTCAAGATGGCGGAAACAGGCTTTGACCGCTTCCAGAAAATTATCCTGCTGATTGCGCGAAAGAATACCAAATCGGAAACATGCAGCGCCTTGGCGCTGACAGAATCCGTTGTCGGGCCCGATGGCGCGGATATTGTTTGCAGCTCAAACGACGATAACCAGGCCTCCATTATCTATGACGCCATCGACACCATGCGCCTGATGGTTGACCCAAAGCAAAAAGATACCTGGAAAAATCAAAGGTGCATCCGCTGCAAGATCACCAACAGCAAGATTTTCAAACTTTCGGAGCGCACCCGCAATAAGGAAGGGCGAAATATCGACTTTGCAATCCTGGACGAATCGCACGAAATGAAGGATAACTCAATTGCAACACCTATTGAGCAATCGCAAGCCCTGAAAGATAACCCGAAGTTTATCAATATATCCACCGAAGGTTTTGTGAACGATGGCTATCTGGATGGAGAATTGACAAAGGCCCGGGCGATCATCAACGGAGAGGATAACAGCATTTCAGCGGAAAGAACCCTCCCATGGCTTTACACCCAAGACAGCGAAGCGGAAATCTGGCAGGACGAAAGCACCTGGCAAAAATCCAACCCCACCCTTGGCATCGTAAAAAAATGGGACTATATGCGCAAAAAGGTGGATGAGGCCAAGAGCTCCAAAGCTGACCGCATGTTTGTGTTGGCAAAGGATTTTAATATCAAGGTTTCCAATTCGCAGCAATGGTTAATGGAGGAAGATTATACCTACCCAGCCACCTTTGACATGGAAGCCTTCCGCGGGGCCTATGCCCTGGGCGCGGTTGACCTTGCAGAAACAACCGACCTTACATGCGCCAAGGTGCTGCTAATGCGGAAGGATGACAAGACCAAATATGTGCATACGCATTATTTCATCCCGGAAAGCAAGCTGGAGAAATCCGACGATAAGGCATTCGGGGCGAAATACCAGGAATGGGCCCGGGCTGGTATGGTAACGATTTGCGAAGGCAACGAAAACGACCTTTCCCGGGTGGCCGATTGGTTTTATTCCCTGTATACGGATTATGGAATCCGCCTTATCAAATGCGGATATGACCAACGCTTTGCAAAAGACTTTTTGCGAAAAATGGACATATACGGTTTCGATTGCGAAATGGTGTACCAGAACAAGCTCACTTTGTCAAATGCCATGAAATTGGTAGAAGCTGACCTGAAAGACCGGTTTATCAATTACAACGAAAACGCGGTAGACCGCTGGTGCCTGGGCAATGCCAGCATGGAAATGGACAGCCTGGGCAATGTAATGGCCGTGAAGATCAACAACCAGCACCAGCGCCGCATTGATGGCGCTGTGACCCTGATTATTCTTTACGAAGTCTTCCGGCGATACAGAACAGAATTATTAAACATGCTGAAATAATGGAGGGGATGGAATGGGCCTGCTTGACTTTTTGCAGCCGAAGAAGCGGCAGGAGCGGAACAAATACGCTCAAATGCTTTCAGGGCGCATGCCGATTTTTAGCCAATTCGGCACCAATATTTATGCATCCGATGTGGTGCAGCAGGCTGTATATTGCATCGTGCAGGAGGCAAAGAAGCTCACCCCGCGCCATGTGCGCCGGATTGGCTCCGATGTGGCCCCGGTGCCTGGCCGCCTGCAATCGGTCCTGGATGCCCCGAATGCTGTAATGACAACGGCGGATATGCTGGAAAAAATCGCCTGGGCTTATTTCATGAATTACAATGCATGGATTATTCCTGTGCGAGACAGCGCGGGGAAAATCGAAGCATACTGGCCGGTAAATCCCCGGCGCGTTACCTTCATCGAAGATAACGCCGGGCGCCTGGGCGTTACCATGGAATTTCAGGACGGCACCGAAACGACCCTTTTGTATTCCGATATTATCCACCTGAAAAATCATTATTTTGTCAATGATTACATGGGCGGCGATGCAAACGGGCAGCCGGATAATTCGGCCATTCTGGAAACCGTGGAGCTCAACCACACGCTAATGCATGGCGTGGCCAAGGGCCTGAAAGCTTCCTATGCCGTCAATGGCGTGGTGAAATACAATACCATGCTTGATGATGGCACGATGAAAGAGAACATCAAGGAACTGACAAACCGCATCCAGGAGAACGAAAGCGGCTTCCTGGGCATGGATTTGAAGGGCGAATTTATCCCCATCAAAAACGAAATCAAGCTGGTGGACAAAGATACCCTTGCTTTCATTGATGGAAAAATCCTGCGGCATCACGGGGTATCTGTGCCGATCATCACCGGCGATTACACCCCCGACCAATTGGCGGCATTTTACCAGAAAACCATTGAGCCTTTCATTGTCACCCTTTCCCAGGGGTTCACGAAAGGCACCTTCTCCCGGCAGGAAATCGGGCACAACAATGCAATCGAATTTTACCCGGAAGAACTTATTTTCATGAACACCACGCAAAAGCTGGAAATGGTGCGGGTGCTGGGTGACGCCGGTTCCTTGTATGAGAACGAAAAGCGCCGCATTTTCGGCATGAATCCGCTGCCTGAATTGGTGGGCGTGCGTACACAATCGCTCAACTACATAAATTCAAACATCGCCGCCAATCACCAATTGGGGACGGGCAAAAAGGAGGAAGAAGGCAATGCACAAGACCAAAGCCAAGACCCTGCCGACGCTTGAAAGGCGAAATTATAGCTTTGAGGTGCGGGCAGAGCAAGACGAGCAACACGGTTCTATTATCACCGGGCGGCCCGTGGTGTATTCCAGCGAAACCGATATCATGGGCATGTTTTCGGAGATCATCGAACCGGGAGCCCTGGACGGTGCCGACCTTTCGGATGTGCGCTTCCTTGTCAATCATGATCTTTCAAAAATCCCCCTGGCCCGCTCCAGGAACAACAACGAAAACAGCACCATGCAGCTATCCACGGATAGCGAGGGCCTTTCTATTCGGGTAACGCTTGACACCGAAAACAACAGCGAGGCCCGGGCCCTTTATAGCGCCGTGCAGCGCGGGGATATTTCCGGTATGTCTTTTATGTTCTCCATTGCAAATGAACGCTGGGAGGGCGAAAACACCGAATACCCCAAACGGCACATTGACAAAATCGCTTCCATTGTCGAGGTATCGGCGGTAACTTTCCCCGCATACGAAGACACGGAAATAAACGCAAGAGGCGGCACGCTGGAGAGCGCCCGCACCGCGCTGGAGAGCGCGAGAGAAAAGGCCAAGCGTACCAAAGCGCCGGAGGGCGTGGACGAATTGGCGCTTGCAAAAGCAAAAGCCCTTTACATCAATTAAGAAAACAGGAGGAAAACACCATGAAGAAGTTTTTGCAGAATCTCATCTCCCGCAAGCAGAAGGACATCGACACCATGCGCCAGCGCGTGAAGGATTCCCAGGATATCGACGAAGTGCGCTCCCTGGGCGCGCAGATTGAAGCGGCCCAGGCTGAAATCGAAGAAGCCCGCGCCAAGCTGGCCGAATGCAATACCACCCTGGGCGGCGTTCGCGCTGAAATGGACGAAGAAAACCAGGACGGCGAAGAAGGCCAGGACGAAGACGAAGGCAACGACGCGCCCGACAACAACGCCCGCTCCCGCAATTTCGCCCCTGGCCGTGTGGTGGGCAGCTATGACACCCGCAGCAATACGCCCCGGCAGGCCAACGCCATGGAAGCCCGCGCAAAGGCCTTTGCGAAAACTGGCCGCCAGAACATCGCGGCCACCGAAGCCCGCGCCGTGCTGGTGAGCGGCGGCAAGATTGCCACCCCCACCGAAGTGGGCGGCATCAATGATGCCTTTACCCAGGTTTCCAGCATCGTGGACATGGTAAAGGTTGTGGATTGCACCGGCATGGGCGCCTATAAGGTAGCCTTTATCAAGAGCGGTGCCAAAGCTACGAAGCACACCGAAGGCGACGCCGCCACCGAATCCACCCCCGACCAGGACTTTGCGACCATCACTCCCGAAGATGCGTCCATCGTTACCTATATCAGCCGCCAGGTGAAGAAGCAGAGCCCGCTTCTTTATGAGGCCAAGACGAGGGAGCAGGCATTGCTGGCCCTGCGCGCCTATGCCGAAACCCTCATCATGACCAAGATCAAGGCTTCCAAGCAGACCAAGACCCTTACTGCCTCCACCATCACCGAAAAGACCCTGCGCACTATCGTGCTTTCCTACGGCGGCGCCAAGGGCGTGGAAGGCGGCGCAACGCTGGCCCTGACCAAAGAAACCCTTATCGCCTTTGGCGATGTGCGCGGCAGCCAGGACAAAAAGGCCGTGTATGAAATCACGCCCGGTTCCGACCCGAACACCGGCACCATCAAAGACGGCGGTCTTTCCGTTCCCTATTGCCTGGTGGAAGACCTGGCCGCCAATGAACTGGTATACGGCAAAATGCATTGTTTCGAGCTGGGCTTGTTCGGTGACTACGAAATCCTGGCTTCCGAAGATCACGCCATCAATAAGCTGATGATTACCATTGTCGGCAATGTTGAACTTGGCGGCGAAGTGACCACGCACGAAGGCTTTATCTACGCCAAGGCCAGCGCGTAACGATACCAGCGCGGGGCGGTACATCCGCCGCCCCGCTATCCCATAAGGAGGTGAGGGCGTGGCCGAATTTGACATGCTGGAGCATGTGAAAACATGCCTTGGCCAATCCGGGAATGATTATATCAATCCCATTTTCCAGGGATATATCGACGAAGTGCGGGAGTATCTCCAGGATGCAGGCATCCCCCCAAGCGCGACCAATACAAAGCCTTTCGGCGGGATTATTACCCGCGGCGTTGCTGACCTGTGGAATTATGGCGCGGGCGGCGCTGCCCTTTCCCCGTATTTCCACGAACGGGCGGCGCAGCTTGTTTGCAAATGGAAGGTGAAGGCCAATGCTACGACCTAACACGGCCACGCAAATGGCCACCGCCTGCATGCTGATAATCCCGCAGCATGGGCCGCAGAAATACGGCGTTGATACCTGGATATATCCCGAAGCTGGCCCCATCATTTGGGCCAATATGAAAAGCTACGGCGGCACGGAGCGGGTTTCCAATGATTTGCTGGTGATTGAAGATACCATGACCATGACCACATGGTATAGGCCGGATATCGCCGCAAATTGCCGGGTGCGTATCATGCAAACCGGGGCCCTCTATGAGATCATAGGCGCGCCGGAAAATATGGAATTGAGAAATCAAATTCTTATTTGCAAGCTGCGGCGGGTGATGGGCGATGGCTAAAAAATCAAAAATGGCCTTTAATTTCAAAGAAATGGAGGCCCTGGCCGAAAAGCTGGAGGCATTGGGCGGCAGCCTGCAAAAGGCTTGCGATAAAGCCCTGCATGATACGCATGATTTTATCACGCCCCAGCTATCCAGCGGCATTGAACGCCACCACGCCACCGGCGATACGGAAGAAGCGTTGCAAAGAAGCCCGCACGTTGTTTGGGAAACCCCGCTCAAAGCTGTGGTAAATATCGGCTTTGACCTGGAGGACGGCGGCTGGCCTTCCATCTTCCTGATGTGGGGCACGCCGAAAATGCTACCCGATAACGATTTGAAAAACGCAGCCTTTGGCCCCAAGGTGCGGCGCGAAGTGGCCCGCATTCAGCGGGAAGCGCTGGAAGCTGCGGTGCAAGAAATGGCAAAGGGGTGAGCCTATGAACGCAAAAGAAGAACTGAAAAAGATTTTTGACGGGTTCGGCTGGCCTTCATGGCGCATGCACACCATGCCACAAAAGCAAAGATACCCGGATGCATTCTTTACCTACCTTTCCGCGGATGCGCCATTCGTCGCGCATTATAACAACAGGCCGCACGCCGTTGTCTATTCTTTCATGATCGGCTTTTATAGCTCCGACCCTGAAAAGGTGGAAAGCGTGCCCCTGGAGCTGGCCCGCCGCTTGATGGCTGCCGGGTGGACTGTGGAAGGCCCGGGCGATGATGTGAAATCCGATGAACCCACCCACACCGGGCGGCGCATTACCGCCCATTACATCCAAAGAATATAAGGAGGTATCCCCATGGAAGTATTCGAGTATAGGGGCGTTGAAGGCATGGTCATTGCCGAAGTGACCAAGGATGACAACGAAGAAAACGGCGGTTATGTTACCGGCCCCGTTATGAATTTTTTGCCCGTGGCGGAAGTGGGCAAAACCACCGAATCCAGCAAAGAAACGAAATTTTACGACAACCGCGCCGCGATGAATATTACCGGTGAAGGTTCCGACACCATTTCCATTGTCGGCGCTGGCCTTCCCTTGAAAATGCAGGCGCTTATCTCCGGCAAATCCTACGACGAAACCACCGGGGCCCTGGTTGATGGCCCCATCGTTGAACGCTATTTCGCGTTGGGTTACAAGACCCAGGACACGGACGGTTTCACACGCTATGTATGGCGCTATAAGGGCACCTTTGGTATTCCTGATGAAAAATCCAATACCATTGACGGCGGAACCACCACCAACAATACAAACTTGACCTTTACCGGCATTTACACCAACCACATTTTCGAAAAGGGCAAGCTTGTGGATGGCAAATGGGTAAAAGGCCCCGGCAAAGGCCTTGTGGTGAGCGACCGCGAAGATCTGGCCGATTTGACCAACTTCTTTACCACCGTGACCACCGCCGACGACCTGACGGCGAAAAAGGCAGGCTAACACATAGGGGCGGCCCCGCTGCCGCCCCTTTTCTCAAATGACAGGAGGGCACATAAATGGAACTGATTTTGAACATTTACAAGAACCAGCACGAAACCGAAAAGACCTACACCGCAAATACCTATGATGTGATGATGGGCACCGTGGAAGATTTGCTCAACGCCCTTGATCTTGATGCATTGATGGGCCATAAGGGCGCGACCACCGCCGCGGCGGCTGCCAGCAACCTGGTATCCCACGGCATGGAAATGGTAAAGCCCCTTTTGAAGGATATTTTCCCCGGCTTGACCGATGAAGAATTGCGCCGCACCAAGGCCAAAGAAGTGCTTGCCGTTATCGTGGGCCTGACCGGCTTTTCCATGGATGAGCTCAAAGCCCTGCATGCTGCCGGAAAAAAAGTGATGGAGGGCCAGAAGATGGGCTGACCCTCTATCAATCCTTTTTTGAATTAAACATTCAATTATGCAAAGCGTTTCCGGCGCTGACCCCGTTTCAGGTGCGCCGGGAGCGCGCGCACGAAGTTTTCCTTCTTGTGCGCCGCATGAATACCCATCCGAAAACCGCTGACGGGAAAACGAAACCCACGGAAGAAGTGGACAGCAGGGGCCGCATTCGCCGCCCGGCTGGCGATGATTGGTTTTAATTCCAGGAGGTGAGGACATGCCGGGCGAAGAAATCTCAACCACCCTACAATTTCAAGCCGATATTACCGACTTTAAGGGCGCTATGCAGGAAGCAAACCGCGCCGTTAAACTGGCAAACAGCGAATTTGCGGAAGCGTCCTCCGGCATGGACGATTGGAGCAAAAGCACGGACGGCATCACCGCCAAATTGCAGCAGCTTGCCAATGTGCAGGCCGCCGAAGAAAGAAAACTGGCGGTGCTAAAAAACGCCTATGCCGAAGTAGTGAAAGAGCAGGGCGCAAACAGCAAGGCTGCCCAGGAATTGCAGATCAAAATAAACAATCAGCAAGCCACCGTCAATAAGACAAAAAAGGCTTATGATAGCTATTCCAATTCCATGGACGATGCGGGCCAGGAAACCGAAGAAATGGCCGATGCAGCCAAAGAAGCGGAAGGCGGCCTGTTATCGCTGGAAAAGGTGGGCGGTGCTGTAACGGCCACCATGGCCGCCGTGGGCGCTGCTGTGGCGGGCGCTGTAACGGCCTTTTTCGCATCCGCAGAGGCTACCCGGGATTATCGCCGGGCAATGTCACAAATGGCGCAAAACGCCACGGACACGGGCCACGACATGGCCGACCTGAAAGATACTCTTTCCGATGTATCCTCCATTACCGGCGAAGCGGATGCAGCCATGGAGGGCATGAACATGCTCATGGCTTCCGGCCTTGACACCGACAACCTGGAAATGGCGGCGGAAGCATTCGCAGGCGCCGCCACCCGCTTTTCGGGCCTGAAATTTGAAGGCATGGCCGAAGGCTTGCAAGAAACCCTTGCCACGGGCCAGGCCGTGGGCCCTTTCGCTGAACTCATCGAAAGATCGGGCCACAACCTGGAAGAATTCAATGCCGGGATGGCCGCATGCACCACGGAAACGGAGCGGCAGCAATACGCAATGAAATGGCTGGCAAATTCCGGCCTTAAAGATGTGCACGATGCCTACATCGAAAACAACAAAGACCTGGTGGAGGCGGAACAAGCACAATTCCGCCTGAATGATGCCATGGCAGAAATCGGCGCTATTGCTGAACCAGTAATGACAAGCCTTAAAAACATGGGCGCCGATTTGCTCACAACCATTACCCCTTTTGTGGGGTTGATCGGTGAAGGGCTGACCGCTGCGCTTAACGGCTCCGCGGGGGCTGCGGGCGCATTGGCGGAAGGCATCGGCGGCATGCTCACTTCATTGGTTGAAAAATTCACCGAAATGGTGCCTTTATTGCTGGAGGTTATAACCACCGTTATTCCCACCGTGATTACCGCCATTGTGGAGGCCTTGCCAGCGGTTATTGACGCCATTGTGCAAGTGGTGCCGCAATTGATTACCGCATTGCTGGGCATGCTGCCCATGCTGCTGGAATCGCTCATCACCATGGCGGCGCAGATCATTAACGGCATTGCTGCCATGCTGCCCGATATTGTGGCGGCTGTGGTGGCCATCGTGCCGCAATTGATTACCGCATTGCTGGATAATCTCCCGTTGCTGCTTGAAGCGGCAATTACCCTGCTGATGGCCATTGTGGAGGCCGTGCCGGTTATTGTCACCGCTTTGGTGGATGCCCTGCCCCAAATTATTGATAGTTTGGTGGAATTTCTTCTCAACAATATTGATATTATCTTGGATGCGGCTATAACGCTTTTGATGGCCATTGTGGAAGCTATTCCGCAGATTGTAACAGCAACGGCCCGCGCCATGCCGAAGATCATCACCACGATTATTTCCGGCATTGTAAATGCTTTGCCGCAAATGGCCGCAAAGGCTGCGGAATTGTTCGGAAAACTGATTGGCGCCGCAGGCGATTTGTTGAAACAATTGCCCGGGAAAATGCTTGAAATTGGCGCTTCCATCATCAACGGCATTGGAAGTTTCTTGGGCAATGTAGGCACAAAGGCCGGGGAAATCTTCACCACAATTTGGGACGCCATCAAATCCCTACCCGAAAAGGCGCTTTCCCTGGGCAGGAATTTGGTAGAAGGTATTTGGAATGGTATTTCCGGCGCGGCATCCTGGCTATGGGACCAAATTGTCGGATTCGGCGGCGATGTGGTGAATTGGTTCGCTGGTGTATTTGGCATCCATAGCCCCTCAAGGGTTATGCGTGACGAAATCGGCAAAATGCTTGGCCTTGGCATGGTGGAAGGTATCGAAGACAGCCGCGAAGCCGTGCTGGGTGCCGTTCGCGATATGGGCCAAGCGGCCACCGGTGGCCTTTCTGCTGGAATCGGTGTAAATTCCCCCAGCATTGGCGGGAAACATATTACCTTGAACCAGTACAATAACAGCCCGAAGGCCCTTACACGCCGCGAAATTTACCGGAAAACACACAATGCCTTGGCATTGGCTGGGGGTGCTTAAATGTTTACTTTGACAGCAGAACGCCCGGACGGGCAACGCCTGACCCTGACCGAGTATGGGAGCGCTTATAAAGTGACCTATACCGGCCTTGGGCCGGTGGGCGCGGATGTAGTCACATCCAGCCTTGGCATGGTGGACGGCGAAAAATACAACAGCGCCCGCGTGGGTAGGCGCAATGTGGTGCTTACTGTTTACATAACCGGCAACGTGGAAGCAAACCGCATCCGGCTGTATGGTTTTTTTGCGCCGAAAAGCGCCGTAAAACTGTACTACAAAAACGGCGCCCGGGATGTGTACACGGAAGGTATTGTGGAAACGTGCGAGCCTTACCAATTCGACCCGGTGCAGCGGGTGCAAATCTCCATCATTTGCCCGCAGCCCTATTTGATCGGAGCGGAAGAAATCGTGAAGGATATTTCCGGGGTGCTTTCCCTGTTTGAATTCCCCTTCACCATCCCTTCCGCTGGCATGGAATTTTCCGGCTATTCCGGGGACGAATACGCCATCTTGCAAAACGCTGGAGATACGCCCACGGGCTTTATCATCACAGTATACGCCCGCGCCAAAGTTACCGGCCCTGTTATCTATAACACCATTACCAACGAGGCAATGCGCATCACCGGCACGCTGGAGGCCGGGCACACTTTGACGATCAACACCAACGACGGGGAAAAGAGAATCACCATAGCCGATGCCGCGGGCCAGGTGGCAAATGCATTCCACCGCAAGCGCGCGGGTAGTACATGGCTTAAATTGCAGCCTGGGGACAACTATATCTCCTATGCCGCCGAGGAAGGGGCGGAGGCAATGGCCGTCACGCTGCGGCACAATAACCTATTTGTGGGGGTGTAACATGGATTTTAATATTCACGATCAAACCGGTACATGGGTGGGCATCGTGGAAAATCCCACATCCGCAATTTGGACGCGGCGTTATCATAAGCCAAGCGATTTTGAATTATACTTGCCCGCCACGGCGGAAATGCTGGCCCTGCTGGCCGATGATTGCTATATCACCCGGGAAGATGCCCCCGATGTAATGGTGATTGAGCATGTGGAAATCAAAACCGATGCCGAAGAAGGGAATTATATTCTTGTTTCCGGGCGCGGCGCAGAATGCTTGACAGAACGGCGCATAGTATGGCCGCAACTTTCCGTTTCTGGCACCGTTGATGGCGCTATTTATCGCATCATGATGGATAACGCCATCAGCCCGGCAAACGCCGCAAGAGCCTTGCCCATGGCCATGCGCGAGCCCGTGCCTTTCAAAATCCCCGTTACCTGGGAAATGGGCACCATAAACACGGGAACCGGGGCCGATGGCGAAAGCTCCACGCGCTGCCGTATGCCTGCGCCCATCAAGATAGGCAACGGCTTGCATATTGCCGTCCCCGATGGTATGCGCATCCATTTGTACTATTATGACGCATCCGGGGCCTATATTGGCTATTCTGGATGGCATACCGTGACCGGGTACACCATTACACCCAGCACACACACGGGCGCAGAATATGTGCGCATTATCGTTTCTTACGAGGATAGCGCGACCATTACCACAAAAGCGGCGGCCAATGTTACGGTGCACAACGGCATTTCCGCGCAATACACGGGCACCGGCCTGCTTGTAACGCTCCAGGAAATCGCCAAAGCCTACGGCCTGGGCTTCCGGGTAGTGACGGAAAACCATAATGTTATTACGCCTGTTTTCGAGATCATCAACGGCACCGATAGAAGCGAAA